ATAGACCCCTCCGCAAACCATAATCCAATAGCCCAAGCTAATTCTTCTGTAACTTCCACGAATTCCCTAGGGCTTGAAAAGTAAGTTACGTGGGTTGTAGTCTTATTTCTACGGGCAGACTTAGCGCTTTTATTCTCTATAGCCTTGCAAATTAAACCATCTTGAATTACGTAATTGTAGTCCACGAAAGATTTTAAATCTATAGTGTAATCCCTCTCTTCCACTTCAGTGATCTCTCTGTTAATGGCAATCATATGAACCCCTTTTACTAGCTCATCAACCCTAACCCAACCTAAATTCGTAAGTACAGGGTGATTTCCAGTAATGAATAAATCCGTAGTTCTAGTGTCTACCTTTAATTTCCATATTGCCTCCTTATTCTTGGAAACTTGAATATCACTAATAGGCCTAAATCTGCCTTTATGGGTCAGCACTTTATCCCCTATTTTAATATCCTTAGCTTGTTTGCCTCCAAACTCAGTATTTATCCAAGTATTAGGCTCTACGCAACTAATGGGCAAACCTCTCTGTGTACCCATGTTAGCCCATATAGGTGAACTTAAACTCATCCAACCATTCCAGACAATTTCTTTAAACTTTTCCTTAAGGTCAGGCCGTTTTAGTCTCTTGGCAGCTGCAGAAGTTATCCTCTCGAGTGCTCCATCTAGGTTTTCTCCTCTAAGTAAGTAACCTCCATTTAGCATTCTAGACGATTCTTCATTAAACCACCAAGGAACCTTAACGTCCTGATTTTCATTTGTTAAACTCATATATAAATCGATTTTGTTACATCTTCTCTACATATAAGTCTTTACCCTCTAACTCTAGCCGGTCATGACTTTTAAATCCTTTTCCACATCTCTAATCTCCTCATCAAACCACATCTTATCCTCATCATTAAAGTTCTCATATTCACCTAGAAGTTCTGCATACGTACCACCAAAGCCATCATAAGGGGAATAGTAATATCTCTCAAGCATCCCTTTCTCATCGTCTAAAATCAACTCATCATAATCACCATTGAGTAGAACAACCGAATCTTCCTCCTTTACGTACCTTATTTGTATATCCTCGTCCCAGTAATCTTTAGGTGCTCCATGTAATCTATAAGCCCTAACTATTTTCTCTAACTGTTCAAGGCTGCTATCTGAGAGTTTTTCTAGTCCGATTATTACAATTCCATCTTCAGCCATATCTCTTCTTTTGCCATTAGTTCTTCTTCTATGGTTGGGAAAGGTCTAACAACGTCTCTAGGTACATAAAAGTCTTGTTCACAGTCAGGATAGTCTAATAAACCTAATGTTACTTGATCTCCTTTGTCGTGGTGAACTAAATAAGGCTCTCTGTTTGGATCATCAACAAAATACATAACTTTCCAGCTCTCTAATATCTCTTGCTTATTTGCCGGTGCTTCCATAACCTCCTGTTCCTCTATTTGTTTCACTTAATTCTTCTACCTCTTCAAACTCAATCTTAGGGTACGGGATAATAATAAGTTGAGCAAATCTTTCACCTAACTCATATATCTCCGGATCCTCACATGTTGGGTTGAATACAGATTTGATTGGACCTCTATAGTTTGAATCGATTACACCTACAGAGTTTGTCATTTCTAGATCTTTCTTACAAATTGAGCTTCTAGGGAATAACAACCCAACATAACCATCCGGGATTTCCAGTGCAAGGTCGCTAGTGTATATGTACTGTCCCTTCTCGTTTACTTTGTAGGCTGTTGCTGTAAGGTCTAATCCTGCATCCCCGTCTTTAGCATATTTAGGGATTACTGCACTCCTGTCTAGTCTTTTGATTTTTACTTTCATTTTTCTTTCTTTTTAGTTGTTATCTTCTTGTTCAATTAATGGTAGGTGTCCTTTTTGTTTTAATAGCTCGTATAGGAATAGTCTACCCTTCTGAGTCCATCTTGTGTGTAACTGATCTCCTTTTCTTCCGTCTTTATAAGTTATTGGAGTAGTGTGGGATTTAGTGTAGCCAAGCTTAGCATACTCTTTATACAGGATCCATTGACCACTTTGTTTGAACTGTATTTTATTTTCGTGTAGCAGCTTGTTTAACTCTTGAGCTGTCATTCCATAATCCTTAGCTATTTGAGTTACTGTAATCGTGTCTGTTGAAGCTAGAATCTGATCATAATAAGTTACTTTAGGTTCGTACTCGGCTATCAGGACATTTTTAACTTCAATTTCACCCTTAAGCTTCTCATTTCTCTCTACTTCATCTGCATAGGCTCTTAAGGCTTCAACTAAAGTCAGTCTCGGATTAATCTTTGTCTGAGCTTTCTCTAACTCTTCCCACCTTAAAATTAACTTAGCTCTAATCTCATCATTCCATTTAGTAGCTACATATAAAACCTCTCGCTTATCTAGTTGGTATTCAGGAAGTTTTCTCCCAGTTGTATCCTCGTATTCACTGAGCCCAAATTTGGACTGAGTGATTTTCTCCCAAGCCGGCTCCATATTTCGAATATCCCTCAATACGTGCTTATGCTGCTTACCTGTAATTTCTGCTATTTCTCTACTGGACATTTTAGGGGAGTTACTATTATTCGCTCCACCTACTTCTTTTAATAATTCCATATCTTTAAACTATTTTTTTTTTATTTATTATTTCACTCAGGGTAAATCTTCCCTTAGTTCAACCCTTGCTCACTTTTGGGCGGGGCTATAGATTGGCTATGATTTCAGCCGATCTCTTAACTACTTGATACTGAACATTTCTCCAATTTAGGATAGTTGTACTTTTAACCAACTCAAATGTGAGGACGTTAAACCCCTTTCTCTTTCCATGGTAGTATCCCGTTCTCTTTTAATACGTCATATATAAAAGCTCTTCCCATAGGAGTCCACTTTGGGCTGATCATGTAATCTTTGTGACCTGTTGGGATAGCTTCTACGTAACCCTTGCCTTGATATTCTACACAGAGTTTCCACGCTTGAGCTCCATTAGGTTTATAGATGATTCCTAGTGCTTTCAGTTTATTGTTTAAGGCTTGAGCTGATAAGTTATATTCACTGGCTATCTCTCTAGTTGAGTATCTGCAGTTCTTTCTCTTCAGGATATCCTCTCTATACTTTGAAACTCCCTCTTTTAATACAACTTTTGCGGGCTTATCTTCCTCTATAACTTCCGGCTCAACTGGGAATAAGTCGTTAATATCATCAGTTATCTCCTTTCTCATTTCCCCAAGTACTTTATCAGCTAGCTTTGACATTCGATTAGCCTTAACTTGATCCAATAGTTGTTCTAGAGCTGATTCATAGTCTGACGGTAGAGTATAGGCCTTTTCATCTTCAAATTTTCTCCAGGCTTCTATAATCTTAACTCTGATTCTATTGCTGTAATTAACGGTTGCGTATAAGGTTTCTTCTTTGTTTAGCAGGTATCCTCCACTCTCAGATCTCTCAAACTCTGCTCCAAATATAGCCCTCCACATCCCTTCAACTCCAGCTATATCCCTAAGTAAAATATCGTGGCTTTCTCCTGTTAAGCTTGCGATCTCTTCTGATGTCATTTTAAGTAGTCTCATGTCGTTTAGTATTTAATGTTAGCCACTCCGTAATGCTGTAAAGTTAAGACAATCTGATCTGTATCTATAAACCCTGGCAGTAGTCTTCTTAACTTCGCTCCTTTGAAATAAATATAATCTCTATCAGCTGTAATCTTTTCTGTATACGATTCATTAGAGTTAGCTGAGAAAGTTAGTCCGTTAATTCTCTTGATTGTTTTTCTGTCGATTGTCACCATAATGTTGTTGTTGTTTAAATGTTAATAAAAATGAGAGGGAGAAGAATCTTTATGTTGACTCCCCTCCCTCTCTAGTTATGAAAAAAGTTAAAAATGTCTAAAATAAGCTCTCTGCATCAAACGGCTTATCATGCTTAGTGTACGCTGTAGGTCGTTTAGCAAAGAAATCATCAGACTCCCCAGAAAATACCTCTTCATCAAACCACTTCATTTTACTGTATTGTTCTGCTGTGATGTTGTATATTTTATTGTAACCCATTTGTTCTAAGGCTGTGTCTACTCTGAATTTCATAAAGTTAACTACATCCTCCTTAGTGTACCACTCAAACTCACCTTCTTCAAATATCCAGTCTAGTAGCTCAGATTCGTAAGCTATGTAGTCTTTTATGATTTCTTCTACAGCCTCTTGACTCTTCTTCATTTCTGGGTGTTCTAGGAAGATTTGGTTTAGGATGTAAGTGCCTGATTTTGAGTGCAGATCTTCATCTAGACCACTCCATGCTATTATATTCGCTATATTCTTCATCACACCTTTAAATCGAGACATGGCTAGGATATTCGCAAATTGACTAAATAGACTGGAGTTCTCAATAACAATGACAAAGAAGAATAGTTTATCCACAAAGTTCATATCAGGCCCAAAGTGCTTCTCAAATAACTCTAATTTCTTCTTAAATATTGGTACTTCCAGCAGCTTTTTAAATTCATCATTTAGCCCTAAAACCTCTATTAGTCTAGCATAACTTTCACTATGTCTGCAGTTGCCTGATATAACTACACCTTTATTCCTCCTAACAATAATACATCCGGATGGAACAGTTACACAATATACATAATCATCATAATCTACTTCAACTCTTTTTGGATAAGTAGCTTTATTAACGGGCGTAATAGTTAATGCCCAACAGGTTTTGGATGATTTTCTTACTGGATTACCTTGAGGATTAACCACCTTTAAACCTTGTTCAGCAGTTCTGTTGATCCCTTTACATGTTCTATATCCTGAAATTGCACATACTTCTATCACTTTATCAACAGCTTCTTCTCTAGCACTGTAGTAAGTAAAATACTCAAGGCCTGGTTTAGTCGAACTATCCCAAAGTCTAAGCTCATCTAAAAACTGTTTACCCCAATTAGAGTTTATCTCCTCTAGATTAATATAAGAAAAGTCCTTAATCTTCTCTATAGTCTCCATAGTAACAAATCCTTTTAATGATGCATTTATCGCAGTCATGCCGTTGCTTCTTTGGGATCTATTGTATTTTATTCCAAGTTCATCCAGGAAACTTATTAACCTCTCAATCTTACGTTCCTTACTTAATGCAAACGAAAAATCCAATCTCTGGGCTTCTTTACCGGTAGGAGTAGTGCCAAACAAACTTCCATCTGCCTGAATCGCTACAAGAAGCCTGTCCAATGTCGTAAACTCTTTGTCTCCTGACTTATACCCTGCTGATGGAACCAAATAATTACCTCCCCAAATACCGTCACGAGATTTAGCTTTCTTAACAAGGTGTGAACTGGGATGCTCTACAATAATCTCATGCTCAGGAGTTATCATTAAATCTATAGTCTTCCCTAAATAATGGTGTAGCTTACCTTTAAATGGTTTTGTAATGTATTCGGTAGGCTTCACAAAAGTTACAGATTTATCGCTTATCTCATATTGTGCAACTAAATCATCCTCAGTTAAATCTCTAAAATGCTTGAACCCACTATTAGTTAAAACCTGTGTATCCTTATCAAAACACTCGGACTCTGCAAATGTCGCTCCAAGGTTATTAAATTCAGGTTTTGGAAGTACTTTATGAAGATCTCCCCAGAAGGATTTAACTGCTACTTCAACCTGAGCGATAGCCAAAGCGTTTCTCTTGATACACTCTTGCTCATGTGGCTTAAGTTTGGTTTTAAAATCCTGAACATCTGCATCAAAGTTTACCTCAGAGTGTACCCAGAAAGTTTTATTCATTGCGTCTATAAACTGTTGAACCTCTGGGTATTCGAAAGGTTTATATTCTACTCTCTTCTTAAAAATGTCTCTACTCATAATAATTTTCTTTTGGTTGTTCTAATTTTAAAATAATGTTTATAGTTTCTGATATCTTTTGACACCCTTCTTCGTACATAAGCTCATCAACTCCTTCCTGTTTCAGAATCTCCAGTGCACCTACCATAGTTTCCCTAAATCCTACCTCTGTGGCAAATGCTGGATCCCTGAAGAAGTTTAAAACCGACTCCACTGCATCTACTACCTCTAAATACCAGAAGTAATCCTTTCCTATTCTATCTCTTAAGTCTATCTTCAACTCCCATATCGGACGTAATTTTTCTGGCGCAGTTATAGACCATTTCTCCTCTTTAACTAGATCTACATAAGCCTTAAGCATGCCTTCTTTTATCAAGTTGGAGTCGTCCTTGTATTTTTCCAGTAACTCAACTGCTCTACTCATATAGTTTATTTTTTTTTAGTTATTATTTAATTCTCTGTTTTACATAATCTAACATTTCACCCAACATCTTACACCCCTCTGAATACTTAGGTTTATTGACTCCTCTTATTTTTATTTCTTGAGCTCTCTCCTCTATTCTACCTAAGTGGCATCTCTCAATGTATTCGAATGTATCAACTATTTTCTTAACCCATAGACTATACTGAACCGCTTCCATATACCAGTCATACTCTCCAGCTAAAGTTCCACCTACACTATTTACTAAATCCACTATTGGTTGAATCACAGTATTTGAAATAGTTCCATCCAGTTCCTTTAAACTTCTAGATAAACTCACGTAAGCATCTAATCGTTCTTCTACAGGTTTACTTAGTATTCCCTCATACTCCTTCACTTTCTCCTCTACAATTTCCTGGTGTCTTTCTAGTTCTGGAGCTATTAAGTGATCTAATTTCCCTAACAGCACTTCAAGTCTACTAATTAAATCTTCTGGTAATGTTTTCTTGTTGATATCGTAATAGTCATAGATAGATATTGCACCTTTTGAATCAAATCCCTTCTCCTTATAAATCTTCTCTAACTTATCAACAGCCTCATAATGTACCTTTAATTCTGAATCTAACATACTCTCAACTAACATACTTATTATACATCTTAATTTCGTCCCTAAGCGCACTGATCATCCCAACAGCTACAGGGAATTTAACGTACTTTTTAGCCATGATCTCCAACTGCTTAATAACTTCATCCGCTCTCCATGGTGTTGTTCTTAGAATCTCGCTATATTTGTCTAAACGAGCTCTTACTTGCCGGTTCACTATAGGTTCCATCAATCCTTCCATACCTTTACTCATCTTCTTCGTTTAGAGCGTCCATGAACTTCTGCCACACATCCTTTACAACCTCCTTAATTCCCATGACTCCTATCAATAAAACAACTAAGAGATTAATGGCAGGTAGTATGGACGCAATTAACAATACTTTTCTTATTTTCTTACCCTTTAATCCTATCTTCACTCTAAATTCATAATCCGACACAACTGTAACTAAAAATGCGGATAGACCTATGTGAATCAAGATGTGTATGAAAATGAAAATCGCTGTCTCCATAGGTTTAGTAAGTGATTGGTGTTAGTTCCTTCTTAGTTCTACCTCCAATATAGCAAGGGATAGTCAGTTCATACCCTACATTATCTGCCTTAGATGCTTTATTATACACCTCACCATCATTAGGAGTAACTACCATATAATCAAATCCATACTCATACTCCCAATTTAGTTTACTTTTAAGCATTACCTCTGATATACTATTGCTTAGGAAATTAATCTTAATACTAGTAACTACAAATCGAACATAATAAATATCACCTTCCGTTTCACTAGAGAATTTATACCCCTTCCCTTTCAGTGTTGTAGCATCGGTTACATTAGCAGGTACAGGTGGAAGTTTCTCCTCATCTACATTCTTAGGATTACTTCTCTCCATCTGTTTAATAGCATCCTTAGTGAGTCTTAGTGTGTATTCTGCATTACTAGTTTTCTCCACTTCCCAATCCTCATCAGACCAAAATACTTCCCCAACGTGAGCTCTCTTAAACGCCTCTTCAAATGTAATGATCTCTTCCTCAGTTTGTCTTGGAGTTATTGCTAATGAATCTTCAACTGCCTGTATACTATCATTAGCTACTCCTTCTGTTTTAACTTCTTTTTCTTTAGCACATGAAATAATTCCTAAACCTAACAATACGCTTAATACTACTTTTTTCATAACTTTTTACTTTTTTTTTTATTAATTAATCTTCTTCCACCTCATGAACCACATCGATAAGGCTTTCTTTTGCTATTTTATATGAGAATTCCAGAGCAAACCCAATAAATACTAGAAAGTTCACCACAGGAATTACACTCAATACAAATAACGTTTTTCTCTTA